AATTGATTTTGCCATCTTGACGAAGTTCGCCACCTTTAGACTGGTAATCCTTGCCAGAAAAAAGGTTGGCCAAACCACCGGACGTTGGACGCGCAGGGGGCAATCCAGCAGCATCACCGGTAGACTGTATCGCAGCCATGCGTTGCTTGGCAGCATCTAATGCTTGGGATCTTTCGTAAGCTGCGCGGTCACCAGCGCCTTCATTGATAAATCCACGTCCAGCTCCAACATCTGCGGCGTATCGTTCACCTGGCTGCTCAACAACCATTCCGCGGCCAGCCCCAACATCCGAAGCATATCGTGCGCCGGGCTGTTCTATTACAGAGCCCCGTCCAGGGTTGACCGGTTGAGCACTTGGAGAAAGCGCGTAGGTGGCGGCAGCTATGGGAGCGCTAACAACAGCGGTTTGTGCAGCGCGCTGGCCGGGTGTCCATTCCGCTAGGTTTACACCCCACGGAAGGTCAGGTCTGGGGCGAGGTGCGCCAGCATAGCCAACATTTTGAAGTACATTGCCCGTCTCAGGGTTCACCACAGGGCGAGGCTTGGTCAGGTAATCTCTAGCTATTGCCCCAGCTTCAGAAAATGATTTTGGGGCGCTTTCAGCAGCAGCCGCGAAAGCATCGGGACGAGCGCCCATAGCCCATTCAGTTTTGCCCGAAAGGGGGTTTGCAATAGACTGAGGGAACCCAGTTTTAGGATCAATAAAGCGGCCCGGATACTTAGCCTGAATAATGGCTAGTTCAGCGGGAGAGATCCCAGACGCCGCCGTCTCAAGACCACGCGCATATTGGCCCGCACGACCAACCATGCCAGGAACTGCTTTAGCTGCCTGCGCACTGCCTGCGATAGCCCCGCCAACCGGAATAACCATTGATGCTTGAAGCGCCGCATCAATTAGCTTTTTGTTGTATTCGGGATCTTCGCGCAAAGCTTGAAAATCCGCATTTTCTTCCGGCACATACATGTTTTCTGCAAACTGGCGGGGGGAGATAGCGCGGCGGTCAACCATTAGAGTTCTCCAGTCTGGGTGCCGTCCAGAGTAGGCTCATTGCCTTCCAGACGCTGAAGCATTTGGGGGTCGAGGACTTGCTGGGCTAATGGCAAGCCATCGGGGTTACGCATGAGTTCTTCGGCCAACTTGATAGCGGCCAACCGTTCACGGCTTTCTCGGTCACGCTTGCGGTTGATGGCGTCAAACATTGTGTCTTTGGAACGCTGCTCAATCTCAAGACGCTGCGTTTCAATCTGCGCCATCTTGGACGGATCGACCTGATCACGCTGCATTTCCATTTGGAGCCGTTGCTGGTCCAATTGAATACGAGCCTGCGCTTCTTGCGCTCTTGTCTGGCTATCCAGCATACGGGCGTCAGCATTGCTCTTGTCGTTTTGAGCCTTAGCCATAGCCTGCATCATTTCTGGCGGCGGCTTGCCCTGCGCAGACGGAGGAATCATGAACTGCTGCGGGTTCGACCAGCCAAGTGCTTGCAATGCAGCAGTATCGACCGCAATGGGATCGTACAAGCTTGGATTGGATGCCACCAGCTGCTTGAGCGCCAGCACTTTCATAAGGCGCTGTGTTTGGCTGGAAGTATTGGGATCTGCCTGCGGGACAAAATAATAATTGTCCAGCGCATCAAGGAATGTTTTTTCATCCCATGCATAGGCAGGCTTCTTGCGCTTCTGCCAAAAACTTTCAGGATTTTCCCTAAAACATTCAACCAAAAGCTCAAACTCTTCTGCTTGCGCTGCATGCATGCGCTTGTGAACAGAATTCAAAACTTTTTGGGCCTGCTCAATCATGGCCAGCGTAGTGCCGACAGGCGCGTCAGGTTTGCCTTCGGTCACCATGACTTCTGATGTGCCGCCCACGCGCATGCCCGTGTCAGACATCTGCGTCACAAGGTTCATAAGCGCGCCAGAGGGCTCCTTATAGGGGAGCGGCATGATGGCCTGGCTGATTGGCATGCCATTGGTCTTTACCAGTGCGCCACCACCGGGAGGCACACGGAATATATTGGTGTTCTGCCTAGCACCCGTATCCGCCATGAGGAAGCCGGGGAAGTTATTGTACATTCCGGCGTCAAGAAGTTCGCGCCAAGCAGCGGTAATGGCGTTTGTGGTATTGCCAAGTATATGAAGCAAACCAATATCGTAAAAACCCATACCGGGAACAAACGTATACTTAACAAACCGGCGGCGGGCCGTTGGAAGCTCTTGATCGTCTTCTGCATAGTTCCTCACAATAGAAAGAATCTGCTGCGAAGAGAAATCTATGGTGACAATATACGGAATTTCCAAGCCAGAAGGCTTTTTCTTGTGCTTATGCTCGAAACCCGGCAAATCAAGTTCGCAATAGACCTCATAGATCTCGCGATCTCGGTCTTCGGGGTTTATTGATTCGGATGTAATGCCTTGTTGGGCATTTTTTTCGCGCTGGATGCTGTCGTAATCGGGCGCTTTAGGAGTTGAAAGATCAACATCGGCATAAACGCCCAGAATTTGCAGTCTTTTGACTGTGCTAGGGCGCATATAGGATCTGTGCGTGATCCTTTTAGCATTTCGAAGGTCTGTTGCGGCGTTATTGACGATCAAATCGTTCGCATCGACGCTTTCGGACACCGGGCGGTTGCGCAACGGGCAAAAATAGACCTTTTTGAACGCAGATCCACCAAAACCAAGCATCAAAAGCATACGATCCGTGTCAGGATAGTATTCTGTAGCGGTTGATGTCAGGTAATGATTGAGATCATTCTCCAATGCATTGGCTAATTGGTCATTGGGAAGCGTGGCATTGTTGTTATCATTGCGAATCTTGATCGGCCCATCTGTCGGGAGCAGTTCAGAACGCGCATTGGCCTGGAATCGCAGCACTGCTTCAAGCAGTAGCGGGTGGCGCACCTTGCTCATCCCCTCCACCGGAGCGCCATCGGTCGCCCCCTGCAAGCCGGGAATTTCAATTTTAAGGCCAAGCAACTTGATTCCCTGCGCTCGGTCTTCAATCCAGTCATTTCGGCTTTGAAGATCGTCACGAATGCCGCGCAAAAGGTCTTGAGCGATGCCGGTTAGAACGCTTTCCGCGACATCGTCCACCAAATTACGATACCAATAGGTATTATCGCGTTCTGCACGGTTGTCATTGATAGGTTTGCCGTCCAAAGAAATGGTAAGCGATCCATCAGGGTGCTGAATTTCAAGGATAGCGCCGTCTTTATCAACGATTTCAGTGTCTTGACCATCCTCAACCACCTCGATGAGCATGTCATCATTGCCGATTGCGCCCTCTTCTGGAGCGGGTTGTCTGATATTTGGTACCAGGCCAGGGGTCATCGGCATGAAAGTTATTCCTTACTGAGGTCCAATGCTTCCATTTCGCTGACAAAGCGCTGGATACCTTCTTGCGCAGCCACAGTATCCGATCTTGCTATAATTTCATAGGTCCGAACATAGTCGTAGGGCGGCTGGCCCCAGACCTCAACCTTAAAGTTACCAACCCTGACCGGCGTTGACGGTTTGATAACGTCAACTGTTGCGCTTGCCAAAACCCGTTGCATTTAATTTCCCCACTTAGACCACTGATGTTTAACATATTTTGCTCAAATTGGATAGAGCGGCTCCCATTGTTGGTTACCCTTAAATTCAAGACTATCGCTAATCTCATGCCGGTACTCTTCACTGCGCATGATGGCCCCAGTGTCTCTAAGATGCCTCATTGCCATACTCACCGTATCAACCAAGTCGTCATGTTTACCTTTTGGAAACTGGCCTACCTGGTTGATGACCATTTCGGCCCATGGCGTAATGGGCGCGTAGACCAATCCTTCAGCAAACAAATGTTGGACAGAATAGAGCCGGGATAGTTTGTCTTGGCTTTTGGGGTCAAACATGTGGACCCCAAACCTTTCATACCCGTACATTCTGCGAATTTCCTGAGCGACGGAGTGACCGGCAGCTTTATTTTCGATGAGCAACGTATCTACCTTGAACTCTCTACACTCGTTGGAAACTTTAAGGACAAGATCATGTAGCTCATAGCGTCCTTGCCAGGCATGAATTAACATGACTTTGGGTGCTGTTTCAGAATACATGCGTTCATAGTCCACCCGTTTCCCGTTGCGTCCTATGGCATGGTGCGGAGCCTGCACAGATCCGGTATTTGAAAATACACCCCACACGGTCATGGCAGATGGGTCATTTTCAGTTTTGGTTGTGTAAGCGGTATCAAGCGTTGCGATGATTAAATCCATGGGTGGGTAATCTTGCCGCTCCCATGGTTGCCACCATCCCCGCTTGATGATGCCGCCGCCTTTGGGTTCCGGGCGTTGCTGCAACTGCCCAGCCGCCGCCCATGGACCTAATTGTTTCTCAAGAATGGTGACTTCGGTTTCCCCAAAACGATCTGGCCAAAGCAGTTCGCCTTCGCGTTCTTCCAGTTCAATCTGGGCATCTATGCTGACAGCAATACGATCTCCGTCTTCATTGATCTCAACAAGTGGTTCACCATCAGCATCCAGGCCACGAGGATCATGCCAGCCAATGGCGGTGTAGCTGTGCCGCTGCCATTCATATCGCATGGGCAAACACAGGTGCGTCCACTCTCCTTCATTTTTGGACATGATGTGGCCGGTTAGGTCTTCTTCAGACAGCCTCTGCTGGATGACCACAAACGCGCCGGTCTTTGGGTCGTTAAGGCGGGTTGAGAG